AGGCATCCGTGTACCATCCATAGCCATCATTGGATGGACAGTGAGTGCCAAGGCATCAATACGAGCACGAAGCTCAGCATCCAAAGCCTTCTGGCTGTTATAACCCTTCTCACAAATGCCACGTCCCCAGAAGCGTCCAGGAACTACATCCCAAGGGAAGGCAATGAGAGGCCTGTCCTGCATCATGTATGGGTTTTCTTCCACCTTGAGGAGGACACCACCATTACCAACAATGACAATGGCTTCTACATACTCACTTGGCTCATCTAGTTCATGAGCTTTAGAGCCTTCTTTCTTGTTGCTCTCTTCTTTAGGCTCTGGCAAATCCATAGCCGCATTAAATTCTTTACGAGGAACAAGGCCATAATACTTAGTGAGGCGAATCTTGTCGTCTTGATAAATAACTAAGTCTTGGTCAGGCTCAAGGTCTTGGTCAGGAGCAGCCGCTGAGAGGTCTACATCACGATAGACACCCTTCTCAATGAGTCTCTCCACCTGATGACGAGGAACAAATTCATCAATGGCAACACCTAAAGCTTCCTCAATAGAGGAGGCAACAGGATCAATGAGGAAGTTTTGTGGCAGAATAGGACGAACCTTGACCACTGTACGTTCTTTAATTGTCACGCCTACAGCTTGCATGGCTCCATCAAGGATGGGCTGTGTAGCTGGTGTAAAGTCTTGCACCTCATCAAGGACAAGCTCAGCCATACCTGTGCCAAACACAGCAGCGTTTAACAAACATTCAGCCACGGCTTTGCGTGTCTTGGTGTATTTAAACTCTTCGTCTAGAGCATTACGCAAGAAGGCGACATCTTCACGCTCTTGGTCACGCATGTCATCATGGATGTCAAACCATTTGCCACGCCCAAAAGTAGCTTCTTCAACCTCAGCAACGCTACTCTCTACGGCTTGCTGCAATGCAGGACTGATAAGCTTGCTACGCTCACTCTCACGTGTCTTATCTGCTGCATCCCACTGACCACGCCACAGGCGGTAATACTCATCAAACTTTTCTTGATAGTTACCAACATAATGATCACGCCATCTGTCAGCTTTTTCAATAACCCAACCAGCGAGTTCACTACCTTTGTAGGTTTCTTCAGAATCAAATTTCATATATTTCCTTAGTATCCGCTTATAGCGTCCATTGGTTCAAAGGCTTCTTCTTCATATTCTGTTACATAGCTTTGCTTGCTTAGTTGTTCTATGTAGCTCAGAGCGTCAATCAAGTCATCATGCACAAGAGTATTAGGAAACTGAAAGAGCTGGTCAAGAAACTGAATGTTCCATTCTCCCTTGTTGAGGAGAATCTGCCCATGCTCAAAGCGTCCCTGTAATGCCCAGACAATGCGGTCTGTCTTCTTCTTGTTTCCATGACTGAGTTCTTCAACTCTAAAGAATGTCTGTGTTCTTCTCATGATGTCTGATAGGTATGGCATCACTGCTTGCTTAGCAATACCCTTTTCAATTCCTATGGACACTGGCTCATATTTCTTAACAGCAGCAAATATCTTCTTGGCTGTCTCTTCCACTGTCCATCGTCCAAAGACAATATCCTTAACATACCAGCCCTTGTCATTGGTCTTAACAATGGCTATGGCACTATCATCCAGCTTCTTACTCTTGCTGCCCTTGCTCTCATCCGCAAAGCCAGCCAAGTCAATGGCAATGAAGTAGTCACCATCAGGTTCTTCTTCATCAAACTTAACCCATTCTTCCTTGAAGAGTTCTCCACCCTGTGCTTCAAAGGAGGCCATAAACTCTTGCCTAAAAGCAAAGCTGCTCATGTTCTTCTTAGCAGCCTCAATTTCATTAGGGTCAATTAAAGGGTTGTCATAGCTGGTGAAGTGCCAGCTTTTAAATGTATCATCATCTCCAGCCAGCCCATATTGGTAAAGCTCATAGAAATGGTTTCTGCCCATTGGTGTTCCAATGAACAAGGCATGACCCTTCTGGTCAGCCAAAGCAGGGCGTAAGATTTGTTCCCACACCTCTGGTTTCATGTCTGCATATTCGTCCATCACCAGAAACTTCAAGGACACTCCTCGCATTGTCTCTGGTCTGTCAGCCCCTTTAAGGCTGATGGTAGCTCCGTTAACAAGCTTAACCTGTAAGTTATTAACATGGCTTCCTGCTATAACAGCATGTCCCACCTCAAGAAGGGTTTGCCACATAATGTCCCTTGCCTGTCCCTGTGTAGGGGCAACATAGAACACATGGCCTTTCTCTGTCTGTAAGGCATTGAACAGCAACAAGTAGGCAGCTAAGCGACTCTTGCCTGTTCTTCGTCCAGCAGCTACAACCTTGAAACGACACTTGTCATTCCACACAGTTTGCTGCCACGGCAGCAGCTTAATGTCTAAACTAGTCAAGCTGCAAACACATCATTAGTGGGCATCAAAGGATTGTCTAAGCCATCATAGACATCTGCTTCACTCACTTTCTGTGGAGTGATACGAGTACGAATGTATTCTCTAAGCTGTTGGTTATCGGGGTGTTCAACACCATACATTCCTTTTTGAATTCGCTGGTAGTATTCTTTGGCTTTCTTTCCACCGCCATTCCATACTTCCTCAAAAGGCTTGCCTAGTCTCTTAGCTGTGTCATATTTCTCTTTAATGGCAGCAGCAAAGCCAGCAGAATATTCATCATGTCCAATGCTTGTTAAATCCTTAACAACCCCTTGGAGCTTCTTATTATTAACATCCCACTCATTATATCCGAAGTTGCTACGTCCTTCTTCTAGAGCAAGACGTGTAAGCTGCTCTGCTGAAAGCTTGGGAAACTTAGGGTCAAGAGCCTGTGCATTCCTATAAGCGTCTAACAAGTTCCCCATTGTTTCCATGTCATAGGGCTTGGTAAGAGTTTCCATCTTCCCTGTCTTCAAGTCTGGTCTACGTCCAAACAAAACATTCTCTTCTGGTACTTCTTTATATTTAGGCTGTCCCCACCAAGAGGTTACAGGGTTGCCCTTATATAAGGCAGGGTTGGTCTTCTGCACAGCCTGTGTCTGAGCAAGCCAACTCTGTGTATATTTATCTGGAGGAAGGTAGCCTCCTTCAACTTGGTATGTCTTTGGCATCTTATTCCCTGTATGCAACGTCTTCGATGGTATCAGGTTCTCCACCAGAGATGATAGTTTGTTCCCCACCAACGCCAGTGATAGTGATAGACACAGCAGCCCTACCACTACCATTCTTGTCCTTCTCGAAATGACTGAGAGGCAAGAGCCTATCCATAATGAGCTTCCATGCCGCTGCTTGGTTCTTGTGATTGTCATCCAAAGCAGCTCCGTATATAGCCTCAACAACCTTCTGACTTCTAGGACTATTCAACATCCTAGAGCGATATTCGTTTATAATTGCCTGTTCACCCTTGGGTCTTCCAACAGCATTTCTTTTGCCCGGTGTCTTGGCAACTATGTCTGTCTTCTTGGGTCGTCCTCTTTTTTTAACAGAAACATCTGTATTCATAAGTCCTTCTGTGCGGCTTCTATGCCTCTCTGTGCAGCTTCTAAGACAATCTGTGCATCTTCTAAGTAACTACATAGTTACTTATATGCCTAGACTTATTAATTATTTATTAAGCTTCCTTAATTGCTTATATGTATTTATTATACCACACATTGTGTTAAATGTCAAGCTCTTTCTGTTGCTATAATGCTACACATTGTACGATTAGACTCCACACTCTAATTTCCTTTACTGACCATCTGGTTATTAATTATTTGTTCCTTATAAATCAACAACTTAGTGAATGAGAATAGTTCTTATTTAATCCCTATTTTAGCTCTTTTTTGTATGCTATAGGGTTCCGCATATATTGGCACAAGTTGTCCCCCCTCCCGGTAGTACTTTAGTGTTACAAAACAGTCTTTTGTGGGAGGGTATTAGAACTTTAGAGGTATGAGTACTAATGTGGCAGCCCCTAGAGCCACCTACAACCGAAAGTATTACATTTCCAGGTAACTACCTAGTAACTAAACCTTTAGTGTTACAGGGAAAGTCCCTAGTATAGTACCTATGGGTTATATGTCACACAAAATGCCCCATTAAGGTGCAAAACTCGCACATGAAGCACAGAGATGGTGCAATATATCATAATGATAAGAGAAAATCACCAAGATGGTGCAGAAATAATGTAAGCATTAAGTATTCAATTCCAGGAAGTTAACCATATAGTATTACATGTCAACTATTTCTGCAAACAAAGGTACTAGCGACATGACTACTTAAGTATACATGGCACAGCACTTGCATAGTATATAGGGAAGGGGAAACAAGGTTACTAGCAAGTAACCCCACAACCCAGTCAGGTATTCTAGGGGTGTTGACACAAACAACTGATACTCTGCTAGAATGAAGACATGTAACGGCAAGGGGCTGTTACTAGCAAGTAACCTAAACAAGGAAACGACAATGAGCAAAGCAAAGAAAACCGAAGGGGCAACACCCGAAGCACTCGGAGCGGCATTCGCATGCGAGCAAGCTAACGTAAACGGCAAACTGTTAAAAACCCTTAAAGAGACAATCGGGGTTTTCACTGTAGAAAATAAGGCAGAATACGAG